TACGCCCATTTGAGCAAACTCTGCGTGGCCCAGGGGGAGACGGTATACGAGGGCCAGCTGATCGGCTACAGCGGCGATACCGGCAACTGCTATGGAGCACACCCGCATTTTGAAGTGCGCTGGAAAGGCCAGCGTACCAACCCGCTGAACTGGCTGGATGCTGATTTTGAAACCGCCAGCAGCGCAGTCAAGCTGGGAAGTTACAGCAGCGTACAACACGCAAAGGAAGTGGAATACATGAATTATGCTATTGACGTAAGCAAACACCAAGGCAAATTTGATTGGCAGGCGGCGTATGACAAGGGCATCCGCCACGCCATGCTGCGCGCCGGGTATGGCCGTTACAGCAGCCAGAAAGACCCCCAGTTTGAGCGCAACGCGGCTGAGTGTGCCCGGCTGGGCATCCAGTACGGCGTGTACTGGTACAGCTACGCCAGTACCCCGGCGGAAGCCCGCCAGGAGGCCCGCTGCTGCCTGGCCGCGATCAAGGGCAAGCACCTGTGCCTGCCGGTGGCGTATGACATCGAATATGAGCCGTGTATCTTGCGTCTGACCAATGCCCAGCGCACGGCACTTGTCCTGGCCTTTTTGTCTGAAATTGAGGCCGCAGGGTACTACGGCATCCTGTATGCCAGCTGCGATTTTATCCGCAACCGGCTGGACTACGAGGTACTCTCCAGATATGATATCTGGGTTGCCCAGTACGGCAATGCCTGCACCTGCCCGCTGCCGTATGGCATCTGGCAGTATTCCAGCCGCAACGCGCTGGGCATCCCCGGCTACG